ATATGCCATATTACTTATAAGTATGTTTGTTCTGCACTATTTTCATTTAAATATTAACTAGTTGTCAAAGAAATTTGATTTATATCTACATTTACACTAGAAATTTCGACGGGCAAACTACCATCTAGAATACCTACATCATTTACTGTTGTATATATAGTTTGCTGTGATTTGATAAATATCGATGAACTTATTGATTTATCTTGTAATTGAGTTACAGCGAAACTCGTCAATGGACGATTCAACGTTGACAAATGTCCTTTTGGATAAGATACTGTGTCTATAGAATCTGCACTTGCTGTTTTACTTCCACTCAAATTAAAATTATATGATAAAAATTCTTTACTTGAGCTAATATTATTTATAATCAATTGTTGATTATTTTTAGAGCTATATGCTACGTAGTTTTGTAATGATCCAGTACGATCTCTGTCTACATAATTACCATTGATGGCAAATATACTACGACGTTTTAACGCAGTAGCATCTGAAATATAATTACTGATATAGTTATTTAAATATCCTGCTGTTTCGTGTCCGTTTTTAGGAATGTTCGAAGAAATATCAGATGGTAACATTGGAATGTTAGATCCAGACACTGTATATGCTTTATCAAATGCACTTACATTAAAATCATTAACAACTCCGCTATCAATTGGTCGATGTTGATATTTGCTACGTTCTAAAATACTTGGTTCAATTAATATACCGTCAATAACTTTTGCTCTCGCTGGAAACAATTGTTTTGCCGTTGTAAAAAACGATCCATCAAAATAATGCTTATAAAGTGTTAAAAATTCTTGATATAATACCTTTTCAGCAAGATTGTTAGTATTATATTGATTGCGTAGAATACGTAATGATTCATATTGACTATTGTATAATTCTGATGGACTGCCAATCGAATTCATTAAATTATAATTACCCAAAAAGTTATTGATATCATCATCTCGTATTTTAAAAGGAGCAATGTATACACCGATTAAATTTGAATCTTGCAATATTGTGTTTGAGACAACACTTCTCTCAGAAGGCATCAAACGTGCCATTACATTTTCTGTGACTTTATTTATTTTTAAATTTTTATATTTATTTGGCCCCGCATTATCCAATTTAATGTTTTGTCTTACATCAATTTCATCAAATTGATAAGGAAATAATGAGGTTGAAATCTCAGAACAATTTACAGTCGTTGTAGTTGTTTGTAAAAAGTTATAAACGGATGCAGTTGCAGTATTATAATATTTGTTTGCATTACTCAATTTATATATTCCGGAAGAAGTATATAAATTTATTGGATAGTCAACACTGTATCTATAATATAAATCGCTGTATGTTGCTGATGCGCTGTAGTTGTTATATGCATCAAAATTTCGCGCATGATCCAAAAAGGCTTCATCTGATAATTCAGAAGACCAAATATTTATCTTATCAATATTTCCATGAAAGTTGTTTGTTGGATTATAATTACCAACGTAGATTGTGCTACTTGAATAGAAAAAGTCTGCAAACGTGGATGATATAATTAAAGATTTGTTTTTATCAAATATTAATCGATCATCTTCTACTGACACAACTCTAAATTCTAAATATGAAGGATTTCCAACACCAGTATCAAATTGATCAGATGCAGGTTTTACTCGCAAGAGAACACTATATATTTTTCCATTAAAAATAGGAATGTCATCAATTATTAAATCCGTAGACTGAAATGATGCTATTATTTTGCCACATTTATTCTTAACAGTTTTGACAATTCTAATATTCCAATCATTATTATAATTGATCATCAAATACACTGGCACTTCTTGCGCGAATGAATAGTCTGGATCAACTCTAAATTTAAATTCCACAGCTTTTAAAACAGCTGGAGCAGGAAGCAAAACACTTTCGTGGTTTCCTATATATTTTGTAAAATAATATTTTTGATCAAATACATATGAAGATTGATCTTCTTGAGAAATATTATTTCCACCAAATTCTTTAATATTTAATAAACTATTTGGTATTCCATAAATATTTGCAAGCAAACGAATACATTCTTCTGTTCCTTTTGTTTTATATAAAATAGGAAGATTTTTTAAAATTCTATTCCATATAGTCTTTAATTTTTCATCACCTGATATATTGTTGCTTCCTGTCAAATATGTATCTGTTATTGTTGAACTATCAAATGAGCTAATAGGCTTCCATCCAAATTGTTCTAACATAACATTAGCAAATGAAGAAATATATGAAGAAGATGCATTAGTTAGTGGTGTATCTTCATCAGGAAACTCAACTGTGTCTACATATTGAAGTGTTGGAAAGTTTTGATAATATAAATATATATTATCAAAATGATGACCTATCATTGATAAGAAAATTAAGTAGTCGGAATTATCTTCATCTATTATGATATATTCCGGTGTATTATTTATTAAACTATCGCGATTTTCTTTATCATATTCAATTGCTTCATTAATATATGTTGTTAATGCATCGCCAGCGAGACTTGCAGATGGTAAAGAATTTAAATAAACGTCGTATCCATCAAATCCTTTATAAATAACATCTATTTGTTTTTGAACATTACTGTAATCTACTGCGTATGAACTGCTTATTGCAGCAGATGCACTAATAGAAGCAGTTGTATATTGATTTAATTTAACATTTAAACTGTTAATTTTCGCAAACTTATTTAAATATAATTTTATTCTCAATTCAGCCGATGAAAATAAAATAAATTTAGAAAAATCTCCATAATTAACATTTAATTCTGTTATTTTTTTATAAAATTGAATTTGATTTTCTTGTACGGTCGATAGTTTAAGATCATCGGCCGATTGATAATTTACTGGTTTTGTTTTATAATCATCTACTTTTACTTTAAAATTCGGTCCTGCAATTTTATATCGCGTTTTAACAACAGGCGAATTTAAAATTAATTTTTGAATCATTGGTTGCAATGAAATGTTGCTAATATAACAACGATCTCGCAATCCAATTGATTTTGGCAAATAATCTAATAATTTAACAACGATATTAATTACACCATTTTCAATATAACCGTCGTAGTTTAATATAGAAATAAAATAATTATTTCCAAAATTTAATGCGTTTTGTAAATAACTAAAATATTTGTTTTGATAGTCAATATAAATATTATTAATTACAGATTTTATAAAATTATCATAAAATACATGTGTTATAAAATCTGTAATTATTTTTTGATTGATTATATTTGCACCGAAAAATACATTTATTTTACTCAGTCTAATTTCGGTGGCTTTATTTATAATATACTGAAATTTACTTTGTAATTCTGCCGATGATTCAATAGATTTATAGTACGTATAAATCCAGTTTTTTAAATACCCGACGATTCCATCAAAAACATCGTATATAATTTGATTGTCATTACCTTTAATTGCTTTTGTAAATCCAAAATATGTTTCATTTAAAAAATTAATAACATCTAAATCAGTACGAAATCCAAATGTGGTTTTCATAATTTGAAATATTTGTTTATTATTTTTTATTAATTCTTCGGATTTTGAATATATTTGATATGAATCCAATTGCTGTATTAATACTGGAATAATATCACGAATTAAAAACTTTTTCGTAGCAAATGCTTCAAGTTCTAACCCAATTAATGATTGTATTTCATTAGTTGGATCAACTTTAAAAGAAGGAATCAATTGAACTTCTTTTCGTGAAACTGATATATTTTTTACAGTTAATGGATACTCTGGCGTTCCTCCAATGTTACGAATCATATTGTATGAAACAATATGATTGCCGGTTACAATGTTACTCGCACTTAAATGTGTAATTGTATCAAATAAAATACTACGATCATAAGAAACAATATACCCACTGTTATATTGTTTATAATTGTAAGTCAGTAAATTTTGATCAACATCTTTATATGTTTTACTAACAACATTATAAATAGGATTTACTGGAATTGTATTCCATACTTGTAAATTACCATCAATATCATATACTGAAAATTCAATTATGTCTTGTTCAGACGATCCAAAATATTTATCAACGATTGATCCAGATGAAATAGTATCTAAATCGGCTTGATCGTAAAATGATCCGGAATTTACACTATCAGTGTTGGTGGATATTGTTTTATAGGGAAATGCCATAAATTATTTTTTTAAATATGGAAACGCATCGGAGAAATCATCTGATGTTTTACCTTCATTTAGTTGAATACGCAATTTAATAATTATATCTTTAGAAGCGTCAATAACTGCACTTGCGCTATTTTGGTTATCAGCGGAAATGATCGCATTCAACTGATTTCTTAAATTTTCATTTTCTTGAACCAATTGATTGGTATTATTATCAATATCATTTATAATGCTTATTGGTTTAGGAATTGCAAATTCTTTTATTTCTACATCATATAAAGATGCAATTTGTTCATTATTATACAAATAATTATTCAATCCAAATTCAATATATCGCTGATTAATGTCAATCGGATCAGTAAATAAATTAATATTTCCGACATCATCTAAATTATTATTAAACGTGCCCTCAATTAAAAACTGCTTTATTTCTTTATCAAATGATTTCATCTAGTTACTTTAAATATATATCCATTATCAAATATTTGTTCTTCATTATTTGTAACAACTTTAACTAAAATTCTATAATATCTTTCTTGAGCAAATGAAGTTGTATCTAGTACAAAATAATGCATGTTACCATCACAACTTAATTTAGTAGCGTCATCAAAATCAACAATTGTTTGTTCACTTTCGTTGTCTTTTATACAATAGTAGGAACTTGTAGGTAACAAACTAGAAGTCAGAAATTGATTCATTTGATAACCTCTAACAAAGTTTTTCAATGGATTTTTTGGACGGGCATATACATCAACTCTCGGAATTGCTCCAAATTTATAATTTTTATTTAAATTACGCAATACCACAGTAAATGGATTGCTTTCACTAACCGCAGTTAGACTACCAGTTACATATGCACTATCATCCCACTGAGCATCCAGATACGGAGTGTAAATAGTATTGGTATCTTTACTAAAAAATTTAAATAATCCCTTTGTTGTTGATGCTTGCGATAATTCCAGTGATGTCAATAAAATAATACCTTCATTAGGAACACATCCGCAAATCCATGATTTTACAATCTCGGAAACATCTATACCCAAATTAGCTTTTTCATAATTAAAATCTTGACGTGCAATCAAACTATTACTAGCAGATATAGTGTGACAATATCCACTAGATTCGGATACATAGGTAGTTGGTACATTATAATGCCAAGTTCCTCCTCCTTTACTAAATGATTCTGATGCATATGATGCCGTGTTTAAATAATCTACAAATTTATATGCAGATCCTGTTATAAGCGGATACCAATAACTACCAGATTCACCATAAAAATTTTTATAATACCAACTTGCACCTAAATTGGATCCACCCGTTTCATAATAACCGTCTCCCATTTCCCAACTTTGACTTATAGGATACGCATATATAGAATAAGATAATGGAATTTCTGCGGACTCTAATATTTCCATTTTTAGAGTAAATTTCAAAGAACCCGTGTTTTGAATTGTTCTATCCGCAATCGATTTAGAAATAGCAGATACATCAAATTTTAATAATGCTCTACTAAGTGACGGTATATTCTCAAAAGACGTAGACGGACTATATACACTTCCTGTTCCAGACGCTGTGCCTAGAGCAACTCCTGAAAAATTGCTCAATGAACCACTTGCATAACATATAACGCCAGTCCAATTGCCACTTAAACTACCGCTTAAACTACCAGAAAGATGTCCTGTTTGATTGGTTACGCTAGATGTTGTAGTAATGTTATTTATGCTACCTGTGATTCGTCCCGTAAATAACAACGCTCCCTGAATATCAGCACTTGAAGATATTATAAGGGATGAACTTATAGCAGATCCACTAAGATAGCCGCTTATATTTCCGGTAAAAAGATATAAGCTAGTCTCAGCCGAATAGCTTTGTGAAACACTTGCAGATTGATATACGGTAACAGTGCGATACAATTGAGTATTCGCTTTTACTTCCAAAATTTCATCTAATCCCAAGTTTTTATTTAGATAATTGGTTTCGTTAGTAATATAGGTATCTTTAGATGGATAAATAAAATGGTGCATATTATATTACAGCTCCTTTAACATCATTGTCTGGATATTTAAGCTCAAAAACCGACGGATCTAGCGATGGATAAATTATTTTATTCAAAGTTGCTTGTTCCAAATTATATTCGTGTGGTGAGTAATCACCGTCATTTATTGTTAAATTTTTAAATTTAATTTCTACCACAGATTGGACACCCTCTACTTTTGCAATCTCAAGCTCCAATTGACTTATATTAATCGGTTGATTAAAAGTCCATTTATCAATAATAAAAAAATCTTTGACTTTTTGAATACAAGTGTTTAATACATCACGTTTGTTATAATTATTAAACACGGATATTTTAAATTCTACGCCAAAATTAATAATATATCCATCAATAATATTAATACCATCCGTTAAAAGTTTATACTTTTCTAAATATTTACGTAAATTATATAATAACGCACTATTAATAGTAGTTAAATTTTTATTTGAATTGTAACTTAATACATACAAATTAATACTAAAAGGATTTGAAACATCATAATTTACTTTACGAAAATAATTAGATACGGCTTCATTCAATAATGTAACTTGATCTGTGGTATCACTAAATCCACTTACATATTTATTAATATTTACATTTAAATTTGAATTGGAAACGACATACGCTTTTGCAATTGTGCCAAATCTAGGAGGAAGATTATATATTCTAGAAGTGTAATCATCTGTAGTAACCGCTCTGTTTTGTGAAGCAAAATATGCAAGTGCATTTTGACGAATTTCATCTACACTTTCAGAATCTGCTCCACCGGTTGCTGCCACTGGATTGGTTACACGTAAAGAATTTTTAACAGTTTGCATCAATGCCAATTGTGAAGGCGTAAATCCGCTTGTATCTGTTGCAAAATCTACTGATACAATCGTCTTTATATCATCCGAAGCGCAATTACTCAACACACCGCCACCTATAATATATTTAATGGTCAGTGTAGTATTTGCAGGTGCCTGACCCATACTATTTGTGTTTAGTAATTTACTACTATCATATGAAATATTTAAATTGGTAATATTCTGTAAACCAATACCAATTAATTCTTGAGATGGATAAATAATTTCATCGGACAAGCTTTCAGTGCCGGGACCAAATTGTAAATATGTTACATTACTTGCATTTGTATTGACTGTAAATTTACGGGATGTTATAAATGATTTTACTAATTTTGGTACTTCAGTGTTATATTGAAACAAACTACCATCATTTACGCTTGTATTTTCTTCTTCTGAGAAAATTAAATCCTGCGCCAAATAATCTACTTGATACCATCTGTTGTTGTCACTGTCTCTAACATCCAATACATCTATAACATTGTTTTCAGACAACGGAATATTTAAAAATGCCTGTGCATTATTTAAATTAAAACTTGCTAGAACAATTTTACCGGCAATTGCACGTATTGATTTTTTTAATAAAAAGAACTGCGGCACTCCATAATCGTCTCTAGAATATACAGTTGATTCTCTTGGTGAATTTTTTGTATCCACCGCAAAATTTACTGGATCTGTAGTTAAGTAATTTACGCCCGCGCTATTAACTACTTGCATATATTCACGCAGTGACAAAGCATATGTATTGTCAGGTACGTATTCTCCATCACTGTTTTTGATTGATGGAACCAATTGATATACATCAATTGTAGTTACAGCAGCTTTTGTTGGCTTAGTTTTATAACCAAGATAATTTGCCAACGCAATAACATTTTTACGCTCACCGGCATAGTTTAACAAACTTTCTTTTAATTGATAATCACCATAGTAGGAAAGAACATCTCCAACATACGCCGCTTGTTCAATAAACATTGTTCCCGGCGAAGCAGTATTGAAATCCTTGTAGGTATTTGGAAAATATGTTTGTGCATATTGAATCAATGCATCGCGAAAAGAGTTGAAATCTTTATTGATATACTTCAACTCTTTTTTTCCAGTATTAAATTGTTTTTGAATGATGTCAGCCATACATTATAAATTATTAGACGTAAATTCCATAGATACAGAATCTGTTTGTTGATTAACTCTAAATATAATTTTCAGATATACTTTATAAGTATCAGTGAGTGTATTTTTTTCACTAGTCGATATGTTTAAATCAATGTTTTCTACCGTTACGCCCGGTATCCACATGTTTATTTTCTTTTCGATAATACGTTTTATTAAATCTGGCGTATTTTGTAAGTTTTGCTCAAACAATGCTTCTTGTAATCCTGAAGAAAATTGCGGTTGCATTCTACGTTCACCACTATTGGTACGTAAAAGATTAATAATGTTACTTTTGATCTGTGTCATTGTATCATATGACTGGTCAAAGTATCCGTTATTTCCTCTAGTTAAAGGTAATACTAATCCAATAGGTTTCATAATTAATCAATTGTACTAAAATCATTTGGTACGCCGCCCTCAATACTTAGTCCGCCAATGCTACCTCCACCAAACGGTCCTTGCTTTTTCTTTACATCGACTGCTTTCATC